CGGCTCTGGTGTTGCAAAATCTAAACTAGTTGAGCTTATGTTCTATCAGTACGCCAAAATTTTTAATTTACCATCTGATAGTTCGTATATGTATACACGAAATGCTCTTGATCCGTTTTGGTCAGGTTTTTCTACCTCAAAATGGTGCGGTCTATTGGATGATATTGCTTTTATGAATCCGAATGTTGCCGTTGCTGGAGATCCATCTATGATGGAGATGATTCAAATCATCAATAACATAGCTTTGACTCCCAACCAAGCAGCTCTAGAAGATAAGGGTAGGACCCCTGTCAAATTTAAATTTGTCATGGCTACTACTAATGAGAAGGATTTAAATGCTCATGCTTATTTCAATAGTCCTCTTGCAGCTCAGCGCCGATTACCTTATGTACTTGACGTTCAACCAAAACCAGAGTATACTAGTGATAATGTTACTATTAATCCTCTACTAATTCCACCCACAGAAGATGGATGTTATCCTGACTTATGGATAATAACTATTTCTAAGGTGGTACCTGTGAACAACGAGCGTAAGCGTCAGAAAGCTGCTTTTAAAATGATTGAAAAATTTGATTGTATTTGTAACTTTCTTCAGTGGTTTAATAAAACTGCCAGGGAACATGAAGCTATGCAAATCAAAGGTGAACAATGTACGAACATCATGAAGGAGGTAACTTTATGTAAGGATTGTGAAGTTCCTACTAAGCAATGCATGTGCGTGAAGTACGATACTGAGTTACAGAGTCGTGATTTTGTAGCACATGATGAAACGTGTAATATGAATTACTACAAAGAAGATGATGGTTCTATAGTGGCCTTTCCAGCTCCTGAAAAGAAGTTAGAAACACAAACTAAAGATACTGATAAGGAGTTCACAGATAATCAATTGGAAGAGATTGAAATTTATAGAGCTGCATTAGACCATACATGGTTTGAACGAAGTTATCTAAATACATGGTTTAGTTACTTCTATCTTATTGGAGTTGATGTCTTTCTTACATTATATTTTGAATTCTCTGTTTTTCAATGGGGAGCCAATTGGATATATTCTTTTCCAATTATAAAGATTTTCTTCAAGCGCATTATAAGTACAACGGTGAGTGATTCTCGCGTTGTCAATAAAATTCTGAAGAAGTGTGGTAAACGCGTCCAGAAAGCAATAGGGCGAATTCCCATGTTGTATGCTATTGTCGGCATACTAACTGGAGTTGGTTCACTGTTTTTAGTGGGCAGAGTTTTACGTAATATCTTTTCCTATACTCCTAAGGAAGAAAAGGAAGAAGAGATTATAGAAGTAATTCAGAAAACAGAGAAAATCGAGGAATTGATTACCGCTGTTGATGAAGTTCAACACCCTAAGCAGTATGAAGTCCATGGACAAGGGTTATCTATAGGTCGTCCACCCGTTGATGATGAGATACCAAAACTTAATGTTTGGAAAAAGATGGACTACGTTACTACAACTTTTGATACCTCCGATATGACCCGATCATATAAAGCACATGATTTTGCTGAGGTTATAAACATCCTGAGTAGGAATTGTGTTTATATAAAGGTCAAAACAGGGGAAGATGATGGTCGTCGCATTATTAGGCCCAATGGAGCCATTTGCATTGCAGGTCATCATTATCTCACTAATAATCATGCTTTACCAGAAGAAGGCGTTTTAGAGATTGAAGTTATTTCAGGTCCTCTAGACACTGGTGTGACTGGAAACAAAGTTATTAAAGTTTGTCAGCGTGATATTGTGAGAGATGTAGAAAGAGATATTGCAGTATTTCTGATAAGAGATATGCCACCTCGCAAACATATCTTACGATTGTTTAGTAAACCCACGCTGCAGGGTGTGATGGAAGGTACTTATTTGCAACGAAACAGAAATGGTGCTATGGTCCTCAACAAAGTGAGGAACGTTCGCCGAGACTATGCTTCATGCAAATTAGGTACATTCTTAGGTTGGCATGCAGTAGCAGATACTCCTACATCGTGTGGAGACTGTGGTTCGATCATGGTAGCTAACACTTCTAATGGTCCAATCATATTGGGTCTACACACTTTAGGGGTAGTTGGTACTAATGGTGTTGTTTCCACAGCTGTAGATTGTGAGAATCTTGAGCGATTGATCAAAGCCCTCCCGTATGCATGTGTCCAGCCTAACGCCCCTCAACTTAGTGCTCCAAGCGCTAAGAGAGGTTTAGTTGAATTGCACCATAACAGTAATGTCCGTTATGCAGTGCAAGGTTGCGCAAATGTTTATGGATCTTTTTCTGGTTTCCGAGCGCGTATGAAGTCACATGTTGAACCCACATACATTGCTGAGAGACTTAAAGACAAAGGATACAGAACCAAATGTGGTAAGCCTGATATGGGGTGGAGACCATGGCATCTTGCTATGAAAGATATGGTCAATCCCGTCAATGGATTGCGTAGTGACCTTTTAGATGCGTGTGTGAGTGCTTTCTCTGCAGACATTCTTAAAGGTCTTACCCCAGAACAACTCTGCAAAATTCATGTATATGATGAATTCACAGCATTGAATGGAGCGGCACGAACCAATTATGTAGAACACATGGATTGGAATACAAGTGCTGGGTGTCCATGGAAAAAGAGCAAACGCTATTTTGTTAAATCGGCACCTCCACAGTTAGACCTCTTAGAACCAAAAGTCTTAGATGACGAAATGCGCTCCCGTGTTGATTTATGTGAGCTCATATACGGTGAGGGGAAACGCTACATGCCAGTTTTTTGTGGTAATCTCAAGGATGAACCTAAGCCTTTTGAGAAGATAAATGCGGGGAAGACTCGTGTCTTTGCTGGGGCTCCATTTGAGTGGTCAGTAGTCGTTAGAAAAAATCTACTTGCCTTTATAAAGTGCGCACAAGAGAATAGATACTTGTTTGAAATGGGAGTGGGCACAACAGCTCAGAGTGTACAATGGGGGCAGTTGTTTGAGTACTTAACACAACATGGTCTAGATCGGATTGTTGCTGGTGATTATGCAGCATTTGATAAGAGCATGTGTGCCCAGGTTATCATGGCTGCATTTAAAGTGATCCGCAATATATGCGAGGCCGCTGGCTATACAGAAGAAGAACTTCGGACTATCGACTGTATTGCTGCAGATACAGCATTGCCTTTGATGGACTTTGGTGGTGATCTCATAGAATTTTTTGGTACAAATCCATCAGGGCATCCGCTTACTGTTATTATTAACAGTATAGTGAACAGCCTATATATGAGATATGTCTTTGGTGTGTTGTCACCACAAGGTGTTAAGTTGAGCCAATTTAAAGAATTGGTTGCTCTTTTCACGTACGGAGATGATAACATAATGGGTGTGTCACCTGAAGCTCCGTGGTTTAATCACACGAGTATACAGGTCGCACTTGCTGATGTAGGTATTAAATACACTATGGCAGAGAAAACTATGGCTTCTATACCGTACATACACATTACTGCCGCCACATTCCTTAAGAGATCATGGCGATGGGACCCAGATGTCAAGGCATACCTTTGTCCTATAGAGCACGACTCTATTGAGAGAGGTTTAATGTCTTGTGTTAAACCCAAGATCCACCCACATGCTCACGCTGTTGAGATCATCAATAATGCTTTGAGAGAATATTTCTTTTACGGTAAAGAAGTTTATGAGGAGAAATTAAAACTATTTCGACCATTGATTGATGAAAATCTAGCTCCTTATGTGACTAGTAATACTTTTCCTACCTGGGATACTCTAAACGATATGTTCTGGAGTCATTCCAGGGTAGTGGGCTAGTTGCTGTATCGGCCTAGCTGGGGTCTAGTAAAAATCAGCGCTGCCGGCTCGGGAAGCCATTAAAAGCGACCATTTATATTTTTGGGGTGTTGACCGTGAGCAACACCCCCCACCGACTTGGGATGTCATTAAAAGCACCCTGTCTAAGGTGAGGACATTTAAATCACCTACTTTGTCTCCTGGGGAGAGACATTAATACATCCCCTTTAAATTCGCATATGGGCTGATTACCCTATGCGTCTTATAACTAAATTGCCCAGAACCTAAGTCACGCCACCAATGAGGGTGGCCACAGTTGTTCTGAGAAACTAGATTCTCAGTCAGAGTCGGGTGGTATTCCCGATACAGTACAAGATAGTTGTACGTTTCCTGTGTTATCTACAGATTCCCCAGATTTTTCTAAGATTTGCTCTGCGTATCCGAAGATTTGTGAGGCGTGTTTAGAAAGATTAACACATTTCAAATTCGCACTAAATAGTAAATTTGTAGAGATAAACAATCGTGAAGGTGATTGTCTTGATATTGCAGATTTTGAGAGCTATAAAGTGCGTATTAAGGCCGAGCTTCAATCTACTATAGATAAATATGAAGTTCAGTCGCAAGATGAAGAACAACAAATGGAATTTGTTGGTTCTTGGAGAGAGTGAGATGACTGGTATGAATAATTCAGTTATTGCTAATAGCTCTGGTACGCAAGGTACCCAATTGGGTGACTTTTTGTCTAGACCAACGCTTATAGCTAATTATTCTTGGAACGAAGGTGGTGTAGCTAGTGTGTTACAGACCATCAAACCTTGGCACTTATTTTTCAATAACACTCAGATTAGGAAAAAGATAGACAATTATGCGTTTATTAGATGCAACTTACATATCAAGGTTTTGATTAATGCATCCCCTTTCTATTATGGATTAGCTATATCAGCTTATAATCCTTTGGAAGGTATTACATCAAATCCTGTTCGTGCATCTACTTCCTTTGCGGTGGATTTAGTAACATATTCACAATTCCCACATATTAAGATTCAACCGTCTGAGAGCGCTGGGGGTGAAATGCAACTTGGTTTCTTATACCATAAAAATTGGCTGTCCTTGACGTCAGCCCAAGATTTGCAAGATATGGGAACATTAAGACTTATTGCATGTACACCTCTAAACTCAGCAAATGGTGTGGCAGGTCAATCTGTCACAGTTTCCACTTATGCTTGGGCTACTGATGTTGAAGTTATGGGACCTACTGTAACTTTAGCGGTTCAATCTAAGGATGAGTATGCAGATGGTCCGGTTTCTAGACCAGCTTCTGCTATTGCTGCTGTTGCTAATCGCCTATCAGATTTACCTGTAATAGGGTCTTTCGCTAAAGCGACCGCTATGGGAGCTACAGCAGTATCTAAAATAGCTGCTCTATTTGGATATACTAATGTCCCTGTTATAGATCCAGTTCATGCTTTTCAAAATAGTAATTTGCCGATGCTAGCTTCTGCCGGTATTGGTACTGCTGTCGAGAAACTTACTCTCGATCCTAAGAGTGAATTATCAATTGACCCTGGCCTTCATGGACTATCATCAGAAGATGTTCTTTCTATTAGCAGGATATGTGGACATGAAGCATTACTCACTTCTATAGCTTGGAATGTGTCAGACTCAGTTGATACACAGATTTTTAATGCTCGAGTTAATCCTGTATTATCTTCATCGTATCCTGAGACTAACGCTACAAGATATGGTTTGATACCTGCTGCTTACATTGGTAGACTCTTTCAATATTGGAGAGGCGATATCATTTTCCGCTTCAAGGTAGTTTGTTCGAAGTACCATAAGGGAAGAATACGTATTACATATGATCCAGTTGGACGCATAGATACCAATTCAGATTCCCAAAATGTTACTTTCACTACTATACTTGACATTGGAGAGTGTAATGATGCAGAATTTACTATTCCCTACCATCAAGCTGCTTCTTTTCAACGAGTGCGAGTTCTAGATCAAGATAATTGGTCATCTGGCAACTCTCTTGGAGCAGATTCTAAGTTAGATAATGGGCAAGTATCTGTACGGGTTTTGAATACACTTTCAGCTCCAGTTGCAGTAGCTCCAGCATATCTTGTTGTGTACGTTAGAATGGGTGAGAATTTTGAATTTGCCGTACCTATGTCAGGTGCAGCAGACAATTTCCCGCTTTCACTCTATAGTGTACAATCTGAAGATACAATAGAGCTTACATCTAGATCATTTGTTATTGGTGAGAATAGGAAACCGCACCCCCAACGTCATCTTATGAATTTTGGTGAGGCAGTAGTTTCTCTACGCTCAGTTTTACAACGAGCTAGTATTGCGGAGGTCTCTAATGTTGTTCCATTATCAGCCAACCTATATGCACGATGGTACCAGTTGTTTGGAAGAATGCCACTTTTGTTTGGTTTCGATCCTAATGGTCTCACACTAGCTACTAAGTTGGCTGGTGGTGCTTCTACCATTAATTTTGTTCCATTTCATCCTCTACCTTTTGTAACAGCTATGTTTAAAGGTTATAGAGGTGGTATAAATTGGCATTTTAATGTTGAGAGCAGAGATTACCAGATCCAGGATAATATTCAAGTAGTGCGCCATGGGAATAATAGATCAGTTAGTGATAGAGCTGGTGGCGTTTTAGCTACACTTTCTACAGGTGTTGTTAATAGTGCTAAAGTTCGTTTCTTAAATGATACTAGTCTTGCTCAAGGTGCTGGTGGTATGGGTATAACATCTCAGCGGAATAACAATTCTCTGAGTGTGTGTCTCCCGGATTACAATGCATACAACTTCAATTTGTTTGCGCCTTTGATAAACAATCTGGGCAGTGATTCTGATGATTCACGTAAGAATACATATCAATTTAACATGTTTTTCAGTCCTACTACTGCTGCTACGCAGAATACAGAAACTATGACTGTGACTAAATTTGTTAATGCTGGTGTAGATTTTACACCTATATTCTTTCAAGCTTGTCCAACTGTAGATGTTTATGCTTCTCTGCCTGCTGCTGCTTAATCGCGGCTTTGACCCTAAGTGGGGTCGTTAAATATACACGGATTCATGTGGAATCATAAATAAGCACACTCAAAAGAAACTGCCGTACGGTGGCGTTTCTCTCTTCGGAGTTCTAAAGTTTTCGCGCTTTGCTAATTTCACTAATACATATATAGTATGAAGTGTTCCTTTCTGGAATTTTTATTTTAGAAAGGGACCATTTCATAGTATAACTGGTGGTACATTTTTCATGGAATGTTCTTGGCATAGCGCCAAGTATATTCCTAGTTTTTAGTACATATCAAACACAAGTCGTAATGTTTTAGTGAAAC